ACTGACTAAGCAGCGTGAAGCGGCCCGCCAAGAAGCGGAACGTGAGCGCCAAGCCCGTCAAGAGCTGGAGAATCGGATCAAGGAGCTGGAGACTAAGGCTAACCCTGCGAAAGCAGAACCGGCAGATCCAGACCCTAAACCCGATCCAAGCCAGTTTAATGATGCGCTGGAATATGCTGAAGCTCTGGCTGAGTGGACTACTGACAAGCGGTTGCGGGAGCGTGATGAACAAGAGATGTCTCGCAAGGCGCAAGAAGAACAGAGCCGTAAACAGGTCGAGTTCCAAAAGCGCGTAGAAAGTGCGAAGGCAAATCTACCGGATTATGAGGACACAATCGCGGCTGCTGGGGACATACCAGTTAGCGCACCGGTTGGGGAATCGATTGTCGATAGTGAGTTTGGGCCTGAAATCCTTTACTACCTAGCCGACAACCCGGACTACGCACGTTCCCTAGCGGAGAAGTCATTGACCGCGCAATTGCGTGAGATTGGGAAGTTGGAGGCAAAGTTTGAGAAAACCGCGACTCCTAGCAAAAAGGAACCTGTAGCGAAGAAATCGAACGCCCCTGCGCCGATTTCGCCTATCAAGGCAAGCAGTAGCGCCGTGGAAACTGGTCTGGATTCAGACCGAGCGTTTCATGGAACCTACCAGCAATGGAAGGCTGCTCGCCTTGCGGGGAAGATTCGGTAATAGGGCAACCTTAACCTTTTTGGAGAATTAAAAATGGCAAATAATTTGCTAACCATCTCCATGATCACCAACGAGGCGTTGATGGTCTTGGAAAACGAACTTACGTTCACGGCCCGCGTTGACCGTTCTTATGACGAGCAATTTGCGGTTACTGGCGCTAAGATTGGTAACACCGTAAACGTCCGCCGTCCGGGTCGTTTCATCGGTACTACTGGCCCTGCGCTTAACGTAGAGGACTTCAACGAGACATCCGTCCCCGTTACCCTCTCAACCCAGTTCCACGTTGATACCCAGTTCACCACACAGGATCTGGCTCTGTCGTTGGATATGTTCTCTGACCGCGTTCTCAAGCCCGCAATCGCTGCTATCGCCAACAAAATGGACTTTGATGGCACGACAATGGCTACCGACAACACCGCTAACACGGTGGGTACGGCTGGAGTTGTACCCTCTGACATCGCTACGTTCTTGACCGCACAGGCTTATCTAGACGGTGAAGGCTCACCCCGTGATGGCAAGCGTTCTTGCGTTGTTGACCCCTTTACCGGTGCGTCAATCGTTGGCTCGCTCAAAGGTCTCTTTAACCCACAAGGCACTATCTCTGGTCAGTACGAGAAAGGCATGATGGGCAAAGACACCATTGGTATGAACTGGTACATGGATCAGAACATTGTGTCGCACACATACGGTTCTTATTCCACGGCTACTTTGTCAACCAACACCAGCACCTTTACCGGCTCGCTGACAACTGGTTGGGCTTCTACATCCACGATCACAATCGCGGCTGCTACCGCTAACGCTGGCTTAAAGCAAGGCGATACCATCCAGATTGCTGGCGTATATGCAGTCAACCCACAGAACCGTCAGCCATACGGCGGTAATGTTCTGCGTAACTTTGTTGTGACCGCTGACGTGACGATTACTTCCGGTGGCTCTGCCTCCGTGACCGTATCGCCCGCCATCATCACGGCTGGTCAGTTCCAAAACGTATCCGTTCTTTCGACCTCCTCGACCGCAGTTGTCACACCGTTCAACAAGACCGGTGTTGTCAGCCCGCAGAACTTGGTGTTCCACAAGAACGCGTTCACGTTAGCGACTGCCGACCTTGAGTTACCGGACGGTGTTCACTTTGCCGGTCGTGCGAGCGACAAGCAGTTGGGTCTCTCAATCCGCGTTGTTCGTCAATATACGATCAACAACGACTCGATCCCCACCCGCTTAGACGTTCTCTACGGTTGGGCTCCCCTCTACCCCGAACTCGCTTGCCGAGTTGCGGCTTAATTAGGAAAGGAACCTAAATCATGGCAAATCCCGGCCCAGCAAGTACCCAAACCTCCAACTACCTACTAAACGGTAGTGCAGCCGATGGTGTTCTCATCGGTATCGCTGGAGGTGAGGTTGGTTTTTACGGCGAGACCCCTGTGGTTCAAGCCGGTGCTATCACCCCGCTAGTGTCAACGACAGCTTCAACCGCTGACGTTTGCGCCCGCGTCAATAGCATCATTACTGCATTGCAAAACATTGGCATTACCGCCTAAGATGTTTTGAAGCTACGGAGAAGCCGCCCTCACAAGGGGTGGCTTTTCTCATTTTTAGGAATCGCATGAAGCACATAATGTTGGCAATGCCCGCCTACACAGGCGTGGTTCACATGGGAACGATGCGCTCCCTGATGACTGACTGCATCACCCTAATTAAGCGTGGTGACCGGTTCACATTCGTGGATGACGTAGGTAACGCCATGATTGCCGACTGCCGAGGCGTAATTACAACCAATTTCTACCACTCCGATTGCGATGAGCTGGTTTTTATCGACTCAGACGTTGCGTGGGAGGCCGGTGCTTTATGTAAGCTAATCGACCACCCAGTAGACTTTGTGGCTGGCGCGTACCCTGCAAGGGTTGATCCGCTAAAGTTCAATATTGGTTGGATTGAGGAGCGTCAATACTTAAGAGCCGACCCAAATACGGGGCTTTTAGAGGTGGATCGCGTCCCCACGGGCTTTTTGAAGATCACAAAGAACTGCGTAGCCAAGATGATTGAGGCTTACCCAGATACGTTTTATCACGATGCCGCAGTTAATAACCAGTTCTATCCCTTGTACGAATCGTTTATCGACCCGGAAAAGAAGTGGAAGTACGGCGAGGACTTTTCGTTCTGTAAGCGGTGGAGAGAGATAGGCGGTCAGGTATGGTTAGACCCTGAAATCAACATGGGTCACATAGGCAATAAAATCTTTGAAGGACATATTGGAAATTGGCTTAAAAGTAGGATAATTTCACAACTAACATCTGAGGTGACCAATGAACCAAATCAAAATTCTTAGCCCAACCTTTGCGTTGGATTTAACAACCTCTGCATCTTCTGCCCTGCAAATCGTCCCTAGCTCGCCAACCCGCGCCTATCGCGTGGCCTTGCTGAACACCGGAACAGGTAGAGCTGCGGTGACCTTTGGCACGACTTCAAGCAATATGGACACCCCCGTGATTGCGTCTACGGGCGGCTCCGGGTCGTTAGTCCTACCAGCTAACATGATTTACCCAATGATTATTGATTGCGGAGCCCCAAACCTTTACATCAAGGGCATCTCATCAGGAACCAACACTCTGTACGTTACGTTGGTGGCTACCGAATAAGGATTCACCATGTCTAACCAGACCGCGAATACCCAAACGACCAACTTTGTACCGGTTCAGGGGACGTTTGAGCCCCTCTACCCGTACAACATAATTTCGTTCATTGGGCCAGCAGGGTTACCGTTTTACGCCCCGACTAACCCCAATCTGGACGGGGTTACGATCACAAACAGCACGATCAATAGCTCCACCATCGGTCTGACTACCCCTGCGGCGGCGGCGTTTACCTCTGCGTCTGCGACCAGCCTACCGGTTGGCGGCAACGACCTGACGAACAAGACCTACGTTGATGCGGCATTAGCCGGGATCTCATGGAAGGAACCAGTTAGGGCGGCTACAACAGGGAACATCACCCTTTCAGGCGCTCAAACGATTGATGGTGTGGCGGTTGTTGCTGGCGAAAGGGTTCTGGTCAAGGATCAATCTACGGCCTCCCAAAACGGTATTTACATCGTTGGGACACCTTGGACGCGCTCTGATGACGCAAACACATGGGATGAGCTGGTCTCAGCTCTAGTATTTGTTGAGTCTGGCGGTCTAGCTGGCTCGGCTTGGTACTGCTACATCCAGCCGGGTGGCACGTTAGGTGTCACAGCGGTTAACTGGTCAAACTTCCAAGTAGCGGGCGCTTACTTTGCCGGTACGGGTCTAACCTTAGCAGCTAACACGTTTAGCATCACCAACACCGGGGTCGCGGCTGCTACCTACGGCTCCGCAAGCTCGGTTCCTGTCTTTGCGGTCAACGCTCAAGGTCAGCTAACGAGCGTTACCAACACAAGCATAGCGATTGACGCAACTGCAATAACCTCGGGAACCATCAATACCGCCAGAATTTCAGGCTCTTACACCGGAATTACCGAGGTGGGAACCCTAACAGGTCTGACGGTTAGCGCCACGATTACCGGCTCGATTTCTGGCAACGCTGCGACAGCAACTAATGCAACCAACGCCACAACGGCTACAAACCTAGCTGGCGGGGCCACAGGGAGCGTCCCGTACCAATCCGGAACTGGGGCAACAACCTTTGTTGGCATCGGCACTACGGGTCAGGTATTGACCGTGGCGGGCGGTGTACCGACTTGGGCTACTCCTGCGGCTGCGGGTGACGTTAGCGGCCCAGCGTCCTCTACAGACAACGCTATTGCGCGGTTTGACAGCACGACCGGCAAGATTATCCAGAACTCAGGGATCACCCTGTCTGACGCAAACGCCCTACAAAACGTAAACGAGATCAACTTTGACATTACGCCTACGAGCGTAGTCGGCGGTGCGGGCTCTCTGTCTTGGAATAGTGACGATAACGCCAAGACCTTAGAGCTGATTGGGAACAATAACGTAGAAATTGAGCTAGGCGAGGAAAATTACTACCGGATCAAGGCAACCGCCACGATAACCAAGGGTCAGGTCTTAATGCTTACCGGAACCGTTGGAGCGTCTGGCGGTCTTACGGCTGCACCGGCTACCGGTCTAACGGCGGCTACGGGAACCTCAATCATCGGTTTGGCTAAAGAGTCCGGGGTCACAAACGATTGGATCTACGTTCAAGAGTTTGGCGAGGTCAAGGGAATCAACACCAGCGGGTCAAGTGCGGGTGAGACTTGGGTAAACGGGGATATTCTTTATTACAACCCTGCGGTCACAGGCGGTCTTACAAAGAACGTACCAACAGCCCCAAACGCCAAGGTTCAGGTCGCTGCGGTCACATACGCAAACGCATCAAACGGAATCCTTTTTGTTCGCCCAACCTTTGAGCCACGTTTAAACGACCTATCAAACGTCTACGCCATAAACCCATCGGACGGCGATGTAATCGTCTGGGATAACGGTGATTCACGCTGGGAGAACCGGGCTCAGTCAACCCTGACTGCGGGCAAGGCAACCAACCTAGCAGGGGGCGCGACAGGGTCGCTACCCTATCAGTCTGCGGCTGACACCACCACGTTCTTAGCCGCTGGCACAGACGGTCAGGTTCTAAAGCTGGCAAGCGGTGTACCAACTTGGTCAAGTGATACGTCAGGCGTAACAATCTCGGACGATACAACGACCAACGCGACCCGCTACATCACGTTCTCAAACCTGACCACGGGCAACGAGACAACCCTAGACGTATCAAGCACCAAGTTGCAATTTAACCCGTCAAGCGGGCAGCTTTCCTCGCCAATCATTGCGAGCCCGTTACTGAGCATCACCGGATCATCGTCTGGGTATGTGCGGTTTCAGGGGGCTGCGGCGGCTGGGTCAACGACCTACACCCTGCCTAGCACAGACGGCACGACCGGTCAGGTATTGCAGACAAACGGCTCGGGAACACTTTCGTGGACTACGCCCGGTATTTCAACAGGCAAATCTATCGCGATGGCGATGATCTTTGGATTCTAAGGAGTAAACATGGCAAACCCAAATATAGTCAACGTCACGACAATCTACGGTAATACCTCTAGCGTGTCCCTGACCACGACCTCGGCAACTTCTCTGGTGAGCAACGCAGCCTCAAGCGGGAAGGTCTTTAAAATCAACTCGATTGTGGCGGCTAACGTGGACGGAACGACTGCGGCTGACATCTCAATCAACGTGTATTCTGCCGCTGCTCTGGGCGGTACGGCGTTCCCGATAGCGTCAACCATCTCAGTTCCAGCCGATGCGACCCTAATCATTACGGACAAAACGACCTCTTTTTACCTTTTAGAGAATCAGTCAATTGGAGCTACAGCCGGGACAGCAAGTGATCTAGTGGTTACTGCGTCATGGGAAGAAATCAACTCTTAAGGGTTTCCCATGTCAATCCACGGCTACATCGGTAACGTAATCACCGCTAATCCAACTGCGCCTACTGTCAGCGTAGCTACTGGCGTTTGGACTACCGAACAGCAATTTCAAGCAATAGCTGCCGGTAACTGGCCTATGGCGTTGACTCAGATTAGCCGCAGTCTGCGGTTTAACTCTGCGGATAGTGCGTATCTGAATAGGACTCCAGCGAGTGCTGGTAATCGTAGAACGTGGACTTATTCGTTCTGGGTTAAACGGGCAAAATTAAGTAGGCAAATGTTTTTTGGTGTTTATACATCTAGTACTGATGTTGCTGCTATTGAAATAGAATCTGACCAAATATATTGGTATGACTATTTAAGCAGTTCTTACCGATATGATATCAGAACAACACAGGTTCTGCGTGACCCATCTGCTTGGTATCATATTATGTGCGTGTTGGATACTACACAAGCAACATCGTCAAATAGAAACAAAATTTATATAAATGGCTCTTTAGTCACCGCACTTACTACGGCAACATATCCAACTCAAAATTTAGATGGAAAATTTAATACTGCGGTTCAGCACTCAATAGGTACTGAGGGTTCAAACTTACGTTTATTTTTAGACGCATACCAAACCGAAACCTACTTCATTGACGGTCAAGCCCTAACCCCATCCTCATTTGGGTTTAACAGTTCAGACACGGGAGTTTGGTCTCCAAAGCAGTACACAGGCCCATTTGGTACGAACGGCTTTTATGTCAACTTCTCAGACAACTCCAATACCACGGCTGCAACGCTTGGCAAGGACTATTCTGGCAACGGCAACAACTGGACACCTAACAACTTCTCGGTGACGGCTGGTGCTGGCAATGACTCGTTAGTAGATTCCCCTACGGCATACGGTACAGACACAGGTGTTGGTGGTGAGGTGCGTGGGAATTACTGTACGTTGAATCCTGCTGTTCCCTTTTATGCAAACAGCATTTTAAACGGTAACTTGCAGTTTACAAACACACAAGCCGGAACATGGGCAAGCGCAAATTCAACTATTGCTGTAACAAGCGGTAAGTGGTACTGGGAAGCAACGGTTACAACTCTTGGTGGGGCGGCAATTATTGGAATTTCTGCGCCCAACACTATTCATGGCTCAACGGCATTGGGTCAAATAGCCAATGATTATGCATATCTTTGGAACGGGGACAAACAAGGTAATGCTGGTTCTGCATCTGCATATGGGGCAACATACACAACTGGTGATGTAATTGGTGTTGCGCTTGATTTAGATGCGGGAACTCTTGTGTTTTATAAAAACAATTCGTCACAAGGAACGGCATTTAGTAGTCTTTCTGGAACCTTTTGTCCAGCGGTATCTAATTTTAATTCAGGGGTAGTCAATCTTAACTTCGGTCAACGTGCCTTTGCCTACACAGCCCCCTCTGGCTTTAAGGCATTGGTAACAACTAATCTGCCTACGCCGACCATCGGTGCTACTAGCACTACACAGGCGAATGATTACTTTGATATAAATCTATGGACAGGTACAGGTGCAACTAACACCATTACCAATAGCGGCTCAATGCAACCAGATTTTGTTTGGATTAAATCTCGGTCAACTGCAAATTCACACCGTTTATTTGATGCAGTTCGTGGCGCAACAAAAACATTGTCTAGTAATGATACCGCAGCAGAAGCAACAGAAAGCGACTCATTAACTTCATTTAATTCTAATGGATTTACCCTTGGCGCTGATACTTCTGGTGGCGGTGTAAACGTCTCTACAAGGAGTTATGTCGGTTGGCAATGGAACGCTGGCGGCTCTAACGCTACCAACACCTCTGGCACTATAACCAGCACAGTCAGGGCGAATACAACTAGCGGGTTCTCGGTGGTTGGTTACACCGGCACAGGTGTTAATGCTACGGTTGGGCATGGCCTTGGGGTTGCGCCTAGTATGGTGATTGTAAAATGTCGAAATAACGCAGGCCAATGGTGGCCCGTTTGGCATACTTCATTAACAAGTGGTGCATATATTTTGGCTTTACAAAGAACGGATGCACAAGGTAGTTATCCAAATATATTTAATTCAACTATTCCAACATCATCTGTTTTTAGCGTTGGTACTAGCGGGGATTCAAATGGAAGCACTTTCACTTACGTTGCCTACTGCTTCGCACCAGTAGCGGGGTATAGCGCCTTTGGAAGTTACACGGGGAATGGTTCTGCTGATGGCGCTTTCATCTACACAGGGTTTAGACCGAGGTTTATTTTATTTAAAGAATCTTCTGCTTCTGGAAATGATTGGTATATTTTTGATTCAGTTCGGTCAACTTACAATGTGGCAACAAACCGATTATTTCCAAATTCCTCAGCAGCAGAAGCAACAAATTTTAATACTTTAGATATTCTTTCTAATGGGTGGAAATTAAGGGATTCAAATTCTGCTTGGAACGGCAGCGGATCAACTTACATTTACGCAGCCTTTGCTGAAAACCCCTTCAAATATTCTCTCGCACGCTAGGTAAAACATGGACTACCCCGGTAAAGTCATAACCAAGAATCAGGTAACTCCTACCCAGACCTCTGCTACGGGTGTATGGACGCTGGACGATGCTGCTGCTGCGACAAGGAACAACAACTGGCCCGTGGCTGGTGTACCTAACCCAATCTCTAAAAGCCTAAGATTCAATAGCGCCGACTCTGCTTATCTGAACAGAACACCGGCATCGGCAAGCAACAGAAAGACTTGGACTTGGAGTGGGTGGGTTAAGAAAACAGGCACGAGTATTAGTACGTTTATTTCTGCCGACCCAAACTCAGGCAATAGGGCAACTTCTTTTTATACAAGAAGCATTACTGACGGGCGGCTAGAGTTTGAGTATTTTGACGGGACAACCACATATAACTTAACTTGTGCGGCATTACTTCGTGACCCTTCTGCTTACTATCACTTAATACTGGCTGTTGATACTACGCAGGCAACAAACACAAATCGCACAAAAATTTATGTCAATGGTGTCCAGCAAACTTTGAGTGGAACCTATGTCCCACAAAATACGGACATGGATATTAACAATACTGTTCGACATAATTTAGGTAGGTTTCAAAACGCAAATGCTGGTGCTGGAAGCTACCTTGACGGCTATCTAACCGAAGTCAACTTCATTGATGGTCAGGCGCTAACCCCATCCTCATTCGGCATGACCGACCCTGTAACGGGTGTATGGGAGCCATTGAAGTATTCAGGTACATACGGCACAAACGGGTTCTACTTGAACTTCAAGGATGCCACTAGCACGACCACGCTAGGTTACGACTACTCTGGCAACGCTAATAATTGGACAACCAATAACTTCTCTGTAACTGCCGGTAGCGGTAATGACTCCCTGACGGATGTGCCTACCCCGTGGATCGTGTACAACACCACAGGCGATGTTGGTGGGGTGGTGAGGGGGAATTATGCTACTTGGAATCCCATACTTAAAGATGCTGCCGCCCTTACTGCAACATTAACAAACGGAAACTTAGACGCTGCTGCTGGAGCAACCGGAACTTTAGCGTACTCAACCATAGGAATCAGTAGCGGCAAATGGTATTTTGAATGTGTAATGACTGGAATTCCATCTTCCGGAACAGTATTTTTTGGAATTTGCGAATTGCCTTACAACTCAACATATCTTCGTGCTTATCGTTATGATGGAGGAGAGTATTTTAATGGAAGCGCATGGACAACTTACGGAGCATCTTTTACAACAAATGACGTAATAGGCATAGCATTTGATTTAGACAACCAAACAATAGAATTCTTTAAAAACGGTACAAGCCAAGGGCAAAAAACATCAATTGGTTTAAGTGGTCGCACCGTATTTCCTTTGGGATTTGCAAATACAACCCCCGGCGCTTTTGTAGCCAACTTCGGTCAACGCCCATTCGCCTATACGCCGCCATCCGGGTTCCGGTCGCTATGCACGACTAACTTGCCAGCATCGACTGTGTTGAAGGGCAGCGAGTATATGAACGTTGTGCTATATACGGGTAACGGTTCTAGTCAAAGTATTACAGGTGTGGGATTTCAACCAGACTTTACATGGATTAAGTCAAGGTCTGGAGCAGACAATCACAACCTGTTTAACGCCGTGGTGGGGCTGCCCAATCGTTTGTTCAGTAACTTAACTAATGCCGAGAATACTACTGCTGGCACGTTAACTTCTTTTAACTCTGACGGGTTTAGTGTCGGTTCTATTAGTGACGTAAACGCCAACGCTGTTACGTTTGTAGGCTGGAACTGGAAAGCCAACGGTGCTGGCGTAACTAATACTGCGGGTAGCATAACCTCAACCGTAAGCGCAAACACTACCTCTGGGTTCTCGATTGTGACGTATACGGGTAATAACACGGCATCAACAATAGGTAATGGGTTAGGTGTTGCACCTAGTATGTATATTGTTAAATTAAGAAGCACAACTGGAGCATGGGGTGTTTATCATAGTTCTTTAGGTGCTGGTCAGGTGTTATATTTGAATACAACACTTGCTGCTGATAGTTCAGCAATTTGGAATAGCACAGCACCAACGTCATCAGTATTTTCTGTTGGAGCGCATCCAACCTCTAACCCAAGCGGCCAAACTCTTGTAGCCTACTGCTTTGCCCCAATTGCTGGCTTCTCCGCGTTTGGATCGTACACAGGTAACGGCAGCACAGACGGCCCGTTTGTGTACTCAGGGTTTAGACAAAGGTATGTGATGATTAAACGAACAAACGCAGAGGGTTGGTGGTATGCATTTGATACAGCTCGAAATACTTACAACGTCACCAACAGTATTATTGAATTAAATGGCAATCTTGCAGAAACAACAGGAAGCAATTACGCAATAGATATTTTGTCAAATGGGTTCAAACTTAGGTCAACTCATATTGATGTAAATACTTCTGGCGGTACATACATTTATGCTTGTTTTGCCGAGAACCCATTCAAAAATGCTTTAGCCCGATAACTTTTCAAGGAGTAATTATTATGTTCGCAATAGTTCAAAACGGTAACATCGTTCAGCTCATCCAGCCAGATGTGGGCTTTACCATCGGAGAGAAGCAATACTCCGCACGCTTCATCCGCAACGCTACAGAGGCAGAGCGCAAGGCCGTAGGTGTATACGAGATCATCTACGGTCAGCAACAAGACCAGCGGTTCTACTGGGTAGACGGCCCAAACTACCGTGTCAACGAGACCAACCAGACCGTTGAGGCTACGTTCAATGCGACCCCCAAGGCGCTTGAGGACAAGCTGGAGACTAACCCAGACGGCAGCCCAATGTACGTTCAGGTCTTGGGTACTGTTGACGGTGAGCCAGCGATGGTTGACTCAGACGAGCAGCTAGTCACCAAGGGACTCAAGAGCCAATTTATCTCCCAGACCAAGCAGACCGCTGGCTCGATGCTGGCCCAGACCGATTGGATGGTGATCCGCAAGGCAGAGCGCAACGTAGACATCCCGGCATCGGTGGTAACCAGCCGTGCGGCTATCGTTGCCGAGTGTGACCGGCTAGAGGCTGCAATCACAGGCGCGGCTAGCGTAGAGGCTCTGATGGCTGTACTTAACGCACAGAACTGGCCCACAAAATGAGCGCGATTGCCTTTAATTGGAAAATTACTGAGCTGCGGGTCGATGGCGGCTTAGTCTGCCAAGTTAAATACTTTTGCGAGGCTTCCAATAACGGCAAAACTGTAGCTACCGAGGGGTACTGGAAGTTCCGCAATCCCTATCAGATTTCTGACAACCTGTCCGAGCATCAGGTGTCCCATTGGGTTGATATGGATGCTAAAGAGGGCGAACGCCATCTAATCAAGGATAGACTTGCCGAACAACTTGAGGCATTAGACAATACCGAGAGTAGCGACCCACCTTGGAAGGTGGAAACATTTAAGGTGAAGTTATGACCCAGCCGATTGACATCATTTCCCGAGCCATGAAGGACATCGGGGCGCTTGCCGCTGGCGAGACCCCGGCCCCTGCGGAAGCCCAAGACGCGTTCGATATGTTGAACGACATGATCGACCAATGGTCAAACGAACAAATGATGGTCTACTACAAGACCGAGATCATCTTCACCCTGACTGCGGGACAGACCCAGTACACGGTTGGCCCAACTGGTCAGGTCAACTCCACATTTACCGGCTCAATATCAGGGAATACCCTAACGGTCACTAACATTACTGAGGGCGGGATTGCGCTCGGGATGGTTATAACAGGCACAGGAATTACCGCTGGAACCAAGATCACAGGCTTTGGAACCGGAGCCGGTGGCAACGTGAACTACGCCGGGACGTACACGGTTAACAACACCCAGACCGTAGCCTCGACCACAATAACCGCTTATTACGAGCGCCCCCTGTCGGTGAACTCAGCTTTTGTGCGAGTGAACACTAACTCTAACGGTCAGCCAATCGTTAACGGCGGTCTAGACTACCCCGTAGCTATTTTGAACCTTGAGAACTACGAGCTGATTGGTCTTAAAACCCAAAACGGCCCGTGGCCCAAGGCGGTCTACTACCAGCCCTCAGAGGTTATGGGTACGTTTTACTTCTGGCCCAACCCATCTCAGGGCGAGATGCACATATTCTGCGACACCATATTCCAGCGGTTTAATAGCATCAACGACACCATCGTGATCCCACAGGGCTACATCATGTGCTTGCGCTGGTGCTTGGCCCAAAGACTCATGCCTATGTACGGCAAGTCCAACCCCCAACAGGTTGCAATGATTGACGCGTTTGCAGCTCAGGCCAAGGCCACGATTAAACGCACGAACATGAAGCCCATGCAGTCCGCTAGGTACGATGACGTTCTGGTGGTTGGTAAGCGTGCGGACGCTGGTTGGATTCTGACCGGGGGCTTTCAGTAATGCCTGACTTTGGATTCGTAGGCGCGGCTTACGAGGCTCCCTCGATCACTCAGGACGCTCAAGAGTGCATCAACTTCTACCCTGAGATAGACCCGACCAAGGCTCAAGGCGAGCGCGGTATCGTTGCGCTCTACCCGACTCCGGGACTTGAGACCGTGGCTATTTTTCCTAATCAGGAAGAAGTCCGGGGTCTTAGAACCCTGTCTGGGGGACAACAGGTAGTTGCGGTTTGTGGTGACTTTGTGTACGCCCTAGAGAGCAACCTGACCCCAGTAATGATTGGTCAGATGAATACCGCCACGGGTCAGGTGGGCATTGTGGATAACGGGGTGAACGTCTACATTGTGGACGATTCCTACCGCTACACATGGTTCATTAGCACCCCGTCATCGGCTATTTTTACCGGATCAATTAGTGGAACCACCCTGACAGTCACCGTGATGCAAAGCGGAACTATAGCGGTTGGACAAGCTATTTTTGGTCAGGGCATAGCTCAAAATACTGTGATTACAGCTCTAGGTACGGGTTCGGGAGGCGTTGGAACCTACACGGTTAGCGACTCCCAGACCGTAGCCTCAACTGCAATCAACTCAACCGCATCACCCGCTATTGTGACCGGGGCTATCTCTGGCACGACTTTGACCGTTAGCGCGGTGACCAGCGGCACTTTGAAGATAGGCCAAACGATTGAAGGCTCCGGGGTGACCGATGGAACGATTATCACGGCCTTTGGGACGGGCTCCGGGGGTGCGGGAACGTACACCGTCAGCGCCTCACAGACGGTCTCTAGCACCACAATATACGCCTTAAACTGGACGGTTCTACCCTCTACAGACGGAGCCTTTGAGGGCGGCGGGACGGTAGATATTTCGGACAACTACTTTGTTTACAATAAGCCTCAGAGCCAGCTTTGGGCTGCGTCCGACCTCTTATCCCCGATTACTGACCCCCTGTCGTTTGCGTCCAAGGACGGGTCTCCAGATGACCTAGTGGCTATCATCGTTGACCGGCGGGAGGTTTATTTACTAGGTGAGATGTCCTCAGAAGCTTGGCTAGACGTTGGTTCCGTCCCCTTTCCCTTTCAGCGGATTCAAGGATCTAGCACTCAGCAGGGTATTGCTGCGGCCTACTCCTGTGCGCGGGTAGGTAATTCTTTTGCCTACGTCTCTAAGAACAACCGAGGCGAGGCCACCATCGTCCAGATGAACGGCTACATCCCCCAGAGGATCTCTACCCACGCGGTTGAAACGACTTTGGTCGGTCAAGACGTATCTGACGCGATTGCGTGGACGTACCAGCTAGAGGGCCACGAGACTTACGTTGTGACGTTCCCCTCGATTGGGACTAACGGCCTGACTTGGGCCTACGACATAACCACCGGTTTGTGGCACAAGTGGCTCTACACCAATAACCAAAACGAGTACGAGCGCCACCGGGGTAACTGCTGTGCATTTTTTAACCAGCAAGTATTGCTTGGTGACTATGAAAACGGCAAACTCTATAGACTGTCTCTATCACAGTACACCGATGACGGTCAGCTAATACGCCGTCTTAGAAGGTGTCCCCACATAACCACAGACCTACAGCGTCAGTATTTTGCCGAGCTTCAAATCCAGTTCCAGCCCGGAGTGGGGTTACCGGTCGGTCAGGGTCAAGACCCACAGGCGATGCTCCGCTGGTCGGATGACGGCGGCTTTACTTGGTCAAATGAGAACTGGGTCACCATAGGCAAGCAGGGTCAGTACTTCACGCGGGCCATGTGGAGGAGGTTGGGGTTTGCGCGGGACAGGATATTTGAGGTTGTGGTCACCGACCCAATCAAGGCGGTCATTGTGTCTGCTAACCTAAAAGCGGAAGCGGGGGATAACTGATGGCCCAAATACCTCAGAACCAAGTAATTCCAACCTCCCAACTGATGAACGATGCGGGCAGGCCCACCCCGGCTTGGCAGCTATTCTTTTTGAACTTGCTCAACTTTTCCAGTAGCTCCACGGCTACGGCTGGCTCTGCGACCCTACCGGCAAACCCACGGGGGTTTATCAATATCACGGTTAACGGTGAATCAAAAAAGGTTCCTTACTATGATGTCTGAGCTAATGCCTTTTCAATCCCTTGAAACTTTAAAACAGGTTGAAACTTTAGAGCAAGGGTTTTTGCAACAGGAACAACAAGATTGCCCGGTTGTGCATAGGTTTGGCCCCGGAATATACATTAGAGAGGTTACTATTCCCGGCGGCACTTTGTCGATAGGGCATTATCAAAAGACTACCCATCTAAACATTATGCTCAAAGGCCGAGTAATTATGGTCAATGAAAATGGTGAAAAAACCGAGTTAGTCGCCCCGCAGACGTTTGTTTCTGGGCCGGGGCGAAAAATTGGTTTAATTGTAGAAACAATGGTTTGGCAAAATGTTTACGCTACAACTGAAACAGATGTGGAAAAATTGGAAGAATTGTTGTTAGAAAAAAGCCAAGTTTGGAAAGATTACAAAAAAGAACAAGATTTGCTTTTGTCGTTTGATTATTCAAAAGATGAGGCAGACTATTTTGAAACAATTAAAAACTGGGGTTTTGACGATAAGACGGTAAGAGCCCAAAGCGAAGAAAAATCAGATCAAATTCCGTTCCCGTCTGGCGGGTATAAGGTGATGGTTGCCGACTCTAAAATTGAAGGAAAAGGTTTGTTTGCAACAGGTAACTTTGATCAAGGGGAAATCATAGCCCCAGCCAGAATTTTTGGCATGAGAACGCCAGCCGGTCGATATACAAACCACGCAAAAAACGCCAACGCAATAATGGTTTTGCGAGATAATATGGACATTGATTTAGTAGCTAATTCGCCAATTAAAGGATGCCAAGGCGGTAATTTAGGCGAAGAAATAACTGTTAATTACGGTCAGGTTTTGGGCCTTATGAAAGGAAATTGATATGTCAGCAGTAGCTGCCGCAATAGTTACGTCTGCTGTTGTAGGATCTCGCGCAGCCTCTAAAGCTGCCGATAAAACTTCTAGTGCAACAACTTATGCGGCTGACTTGCAAGCTGAAGCCGCTGAAAAAGCCCGTCAAGATTTAGCACCGTATCGTGGACTAGGTTATGGAGCATTAAATCAAATTGGTAGCAGTATGGCTGGAAGGCAACCAATTTACGATGAAGAAGGAAAAATTACTGGGTTTCAAACAGGAACAGGTTACTTAACAGGTCAGCTAACTCCAGAAAAAATTCAAGAGTATTTAGATCCGTCTATGGAATTCCGTATGAAGTACGGAACACAGGCAACGGAAAGATTACGAAATGTTGGCGCAGGAGCTTTTTCTGGGAATACTTTGCGGGCGTTAAATGAGTATGGTCAAGGTTTAGCGTCTACTGAATACGGAAACGCTTTTGGTAGGGCTCAGGGCGAGCGTAAAGACATTTATAACATATTGGCAAACATTGCCGGTATGGGTCAAGGCGCAGTTAACACGGGCGTTAACGTAGGCCAGACCGCAGCTCAGAGTGCGGGTCAGTTAGCTGTTGGTGGGGCTCAAGCCCAAGCTGCTGGAATTGTGGGTTCTGCCAATGCACTTAGTAGCGGATTACAAAGTGGCGCAAATATGCTTTACCTAAACCAGCTTATGAAGCCAAATCCATCAACTACCGGTGGTCAAGGGTACTTTGGAGGGCTTCAAGCTTCAGGTGGCGGTGGTAGCCCAACAAATACGTATGCTTTAACAGGAACTCAATAGGAGAGATTTCGTGGCAGACTTTGGAATAAGACCAGACATTGCGCTAGGAGTAAAAGGCCCAGCAGTAATGAGCTTGGGGGATATGCTAAATGTGGCCCGTGGCGCTCAAGCGTATCAACAGGCGTTACAACTAAATCCAGTTGAACTTGAAAAAGCAAAAGCAGAAAGAGACGTTGCCGTTGGAACGGCTCAACCTCGGATTAAAAAATCTCAAGTTGAGGCTGACGAAGCAACTTTAGGGTTGCAATCAAAAATTTTAAGCCATACGCGTTCAGAAATTGCGGAGCTTTTGAAAAAAAAGGATCTTAAGTTTAAAGACATTGAAGATGCGGTAGTTAGAACTGTTGAATTAACTGAAGCTCCAGAAAATGTTAAAAGGGAAGCTAAAGTCAAAGCAATGGCAGACTTTAATCCAAACGCATCAATTCAAGAATTGCGTTCAAGCTTAGCAGGGGCGTTAGTTAAAACAACAAGCCAAGAAACTCAGTTGTCATCAAGACTGCCTAAACCAGAAATAATGGATACGGGTGGAACCAAACTTCCAGTTGCTGTTGGAAACGAACTGGTTACGGGTGTTCAACCCGGAACTCAAGTGGGCGTTGGATATGAATTGCAACCGCCCCCACAATTCCAACAAACTGAAACTGGTCTTGTCGGCAAATTTGGCGGTGGAGCTTCTAGGACAATACCGCCAAACCAAACTATGTTTACTGCTCCCGGTTCGCCAACGATGGGGGCTCCGGGGGCTTCTGGAATTGTTCCAAGGTCTGCTCCGGGGATTAGTCCAGCGGCTACGCCAACTGCTCAACCAGCGGCTCAACAGGTAGCGCCTGTATTGCCGCCCGCCGAATCGCCAGCCGCTAGAGCCGTTCAGGGTAGTTTTCAAAACAAAGGCGGGATTCAAATTAGCCCCGGAGAAACGGTTGATGCATACAGAGCGCGAGTTGCTGAATTAACCAAACTTCCTAAAGAATCGGTTGAAGCATTAAATCCTAAGAACGTGGATTCCGTTCCAAATATGGAATACACCAATGACAGAATCATCAAACTTCTTGAAGATAAAAATTTGCAAATTGGCCCAATTGCCAAGGCAATTTCTGACAAAACTGGTGGTATTGGGTTAAACGCTCAACAACAAGAAATTATGAAGTATTTGGAACAGCGTATTCGTCAGGAAGGCGCAAGATCAAACCAAGACCAAGAATCTCAGAGGTCAGCGTTTGGATCGTTTGGAACCAATAAAGATGCCTTGCGAACAATTATTTACAATGACAAAGCAATTCTTGCTTCTCAAAAATTGTTTTACGAAGGCGTTAGAAACGCTCAAGGAAATCCAAATAGGCCGAATCTTGGGTCAATTAACAATTTCCGTGACCAATTTAATGCGTTAGCTGGTGACCGTGACCTAATGCAATACATAGGTATTGTTGGTACAAAACCGTTTGACAAGTTATCAGCAACAGATAGAAACCAGTTAAAACTATATTTTTCTAACAAATCTAGTGATTTTGGTTCGCTATACGATGATTTGGAAGGCAAGAGAGCTGCGTTACTCAAGCTTGTTCGGGGAGGAAAATAATGGCTGACCAAATGTCCAAAGACCAGTTTATGTCGTTATTTAAGGAACAAACAGCCTCTCAAGCTGGTTCTGGTGATGTAGACCGTAGGCAAAAATGGATTAAGACTATGGAGGGCCGGGTTGAAAAAGAGGCTACCCCTTGGTTGGACGTTGGCGCTCAAGCGATTACC